ATTTTATTAAACTTTTTTACTCTGAGTTTTTTTATAACGTTGGGCTATTGTTGACGAATCAAACGTCACAAAAGATTCAGTCTCAGCCTTTTCCTCTTCTTCAATTTCACGAATAATTTCGAGCGCCGCTCTATGCCTAGCCTCATTAGTCAAAGTTGATTGAAAAATGTGAACCAATTGAATCAACCTAGAATTAGGATTGAAAGATTGAAGAAGGGAAACCATAAAACTCCTAAAAATTAAACTTCTTAAATTTAATGAAAGTTGAATCAGAAGGTACAGAAAAAGTTAGCGACCCTAAAAGTTCTAAAAATGGCTGAAGCGGAGCAGGAAGGAAATGGCTTAATCTCCATGAGAGAACAAAACCCGCAAGAATATATTTAGGATATGTTTCAACCATTGCTACAGAACGATAAACAACAACAGGGGAATTTTTCTGCAACCAGTTTAACTTAAATGGATCGGAAAAGTCAAACATCGGACGCTCAATAATCATTTTATCCCATTTAATTACATGAATATAATCATTAGTCTTATAAGATTTTTTAGTTAATAAATATTTAAATAATAAAACTAACCAAGGATGAAATTTAATTTTAGAACCTTTAAAAGACTTAGATTGTAGTGGTTTTAAAACAAGCCCTTCTTTAACAATCCACAATCTACCTTTGGGAATTATTTCAATACGTTTATATCCAGGAGCATCAGCATCAGCAATTACATCTATAAAAGAATCATAAACATTAAAAAATAGAGCATAGTAAGAATTTAATATAAAATTATGCCGCTTATAAGATTTGTTAAACAAATATATAGGATTATTACGTTTACTTGATGCAAACCAAGTATCAAATTCATCTGGATCGAAATAGGAAAATTTCGCCTTATAGAGTAACGGTTTACCCCACTCATCTCGGGTACAAGTACCGTTACAAAATACAACAGCAGTAGTAATATCACGAAGAATTTTAGGAACGCGACTAAAAGCTGGACCAGTATAAAAAAGCTCAATTCCCCTCTTTCTACATTGATTAAATCTGGATATTAAATAACTCACTTTAGATGTTTGTGTAGCATCACCAAGAAAAATAGCAGCTTCATCAAATAAGACACAACTATCAGGAATTGATAATAAATATTCAACGTCACCAGGAACAAAAATAATATCACCAGCAACTATCATTTTATGAAGATTGCGAAGATTATTGGCAATAGCAAAACGTTCTAAAAAAGCAATATTTAATGGAAAATTAGTAACTATTCGCTTACAATATCGCATGGCATGATTAATTCCAAGCCAGCACATATAGAATGACTTACCACGACCCTGCTGACCAATAATTGCAGTAATACCCATTTTTAAAAACTCCTAAGATTTACTAAGAACAATTTTAAAAACTATTACATAAATAAATAGTGGCATAATAAATCTTACAAAAGCTAAAACATATGCTGTAATTGCACCAACATACTCATTAACGCTAGATTGCATAGATGAAAGTTGAGAAGTCAAAGTAGAAACTAAAAGCATTTATTTTTCCCTATAATCATTAGGAATTCCCATCACATCGCAATAAAGAACAACAGCCAACATGAGCATGATATATTTAGAAACTACACAAACAATTTTGTTAAGAACCTGGAAAAAAACAAACATTGCCATCATATGCTCAATCTCATTAAAACTCATCTCATAATCCTCCTAAGCATACGATGAATCACATAACACACAAAAACAAAAAATTGAAAGCGAGCAAAAGCAACAAAAACAACAGAGAGAGAAGCAGCAAAATCACGGGCATCAGTAGCAACGTCACACATATTAAGAAGTTAACTTGCGAATAATAAGTGCGAAGCTAAGAGCTGGCACTAAATGAGTAGTCAAAATATCTAAGTAACTCATTAACTCAGTTTTAATTTGCTGACCAAGAACCTCAGGAGAAGGTAAACCCAAATCAACCACTAAATAATGAGTTAAAACCCCTAAAACCAATCCGCTGCAAACTTGAGCAGAAACGAAAAACCAGCCCATAAAAGTATACTTGGTAAACATCTAAAAATCACTTCAAACATGAAACCAGGCTCAGTAAAACAATCCCACATTACAGACGACCTCCTAAAACTCCTATCAATAGTTTAACAAACTTCCAGGCAACAATCAACTTTAAATAATCAATTATTCCTGATAAAAGCTCAGTAACAACACCGCCTAAACCCCAAGGGGAGTAAAGGTTAATTTGGTCAATTAAATATTGAACCTTAAAAACATTAGGAGAAGCAGGAAGAAGCTGCGAAATTTTTAAGAAAAAAGTGCCAAGCAAATCTGCTTTAATTTGACAATCATTAACTAAGGCAAGAAAAACCATCATAGTGCAACCACAGAAGCAATTATAAAAACTAAGAGCAAAACATATTTTAAAGACCTAGTCAAACTATTTATATAGCAAAGTTGAAAGGTCTGACCATCAATCATAAAGCTAGGACAAGCAGGCGGAGTAGTCTGGGCAACAAAATTAGTAAAAAGGTCAAGAGGAAATTTTTGACTAAAAGCTCCATCAACAATAGAACGAATATTAATATCGCAAGCACCGGGACTAACCTCTGATTTTTTAACACAAACTTTATTTGGATCATAAGTAGGCGGAGACATTGAAAATTCATGAATTTGTGAAAGAGTAATACCAGTACCTAAATTATTGGAATTACCATAACCACCCCACCAACCACCATAAGAAGACTGCCAACAATAACCTCTACCATAAATTTCAGGACTATAAGGAGCAGACATTGTTTTAGGAACAGGAACAACATTGAGTTTTTTACAACGATAAACAACATCATTAGCTAATGTTTCATAAGTTGTAAGACAATATGCTGGTTTATAATTATCCCCATAAAAAGCATAAGGAAAAGCATCATTATATTGCATAATATCTGCTAATGAAGGCGATATTGAAACAACCCAAAAAACCACAATTAAAATGGAATATTGTACAAATTGCTGAAATATTTGTGCAGTCCGAGATGTGAAAAAGAATAATCTGAACATATTAAACAAGAACCAATAAATAAAAAAATATTCAACAAAGGAATAGACAACCAAAAATAAAATTTATATCGAAAGCTTAAAGAGCTATTATAAATTTTATGAAATCGATACTTGAACAATCTACAAAAAGCTAAAATTCTTTGGTCACTCATAATAGAAATATCCGGCTCAATAATTAATATTAAACCGGATTATAGATCAAATTAGATTGCACCCTTCATAATTGAAGATAACCAAGACAAAGTTGTACGAGCAGCCCAAGGTGCTAAACCAGCACCGAAAACAGCCATACAAACTCCTGTCAAAAGGGGAATAGTATCAAGCGCATTTGTAACAACGGCCTGAACTTCAGGACTAGGAGCAGCTTGGACAGGTTGTTCAGTGGAAAGCAAAAAATAAGCAGCACCAGAAGTAACAGAAACACCCAAGCCAAAAGAAACCGTAGTATCTACTAATTTCTTAGAATCAAATTCAGAATTGGTCATTTTTTGTCCTTGCCATTTTTGTGTTTATCGAGAGCGGAAACAACTACATAAGCAGCTCCACCAATACATGAAGAAGTAGCCACAAGTTGGGCTTTTTCTTTAATGTAATTTAAAGCTAGAGTCTCACTAAGCGTCGCTGCAACTACAATGTCAATCATACTAAATACACCCAAAAAAGTCAATAGGTAATCTACATAAAAACCTAAAATAATTTAGCTTTTTGCAGATAAGTTACTAATTTAGCATAATACCACACAATATTAGGGATTGAGTGAGAAAATCTAAATTCTAATGAAAAATGTCCAGTCAACCAACCTTGTACTTGAAAGGAGATATGACTTTGGCGAAAGAGCTTAATTCGTTGCCAACCATATTCATCAAATACCTGCAAAGAAATATTAGGAATTCCTTGCTTCATAGCTGAATATAATTGATGAAGATTCAAAGAATTATACAATTCTTTACGACATTGCAATTTCAT